CATGTTCAGTACCACCCACGGTACCGATACAAGTGACCCGATAGCGTTCTGTGAACGGTTCCTGGTCGGCGTGGCCAGTGACCTGGCAGAACTATGCGAGATAACGCCCGCGGTGCTGCTCGATGGTGAGATAGCAGAATCACACGTTGCGCATCTCGTGGCCACATGGCCGCCACTTGTCTAGGCCATTGACGTGGTTAGTGGCAGAAGATATCTACAAGGATGTCTCGAAATGGTGGCGACATCGACGTATCGAACGTTCCGTTGAGCCGTACATACCACCGCGCCACGTTGAGCAGTGGGTTGTTGCTGACATATCAGAGCTGACCGGCACGGTCGTGCGATACTGGCGTGGTACTGACCGTGACCACTGGCATAAGGACTGCACCTTTGCGGCCGTGTTCCCTAGTGAACGTGTCGCCCGCATATATCAGCAGCAATTCATGGTGCATGACTACTATCCCCGTTCAAGGCCACTGATTATCTCAGTCTGATAATCTCATATCCGTAGCCCCTATCTCCCGCTGACCCCTTCCGGCGGTTGAGATAGGGGTTACTTATGTTTCACGCCTAGTTTCCAATTCGGGTCGTACAACCAGCGTTCGTGCGGGGTAAGTCCACCCCACAGACCATACCGCCATCGTTCGTCTTGCTCGCATCGCATAGCGAAGTCGAGACAGTCTGCTTTCACCGGACAATGGCGGCAGATAGCCCGCCCATACAGATAATGGTCAGTCTTTTTATCTGTTGCTTCGTTCTCCGGAAAGAAATAGTTTGTTGGCTTATCGAGACAGGCCGCTTCTTCGTGCCAGCTACTATTATTTCCTGCCACGTTTAGCCTTTGGTTTCGTTGGTTTCATACCGCGCTTGGCGGCAGTGGTTTTGTTTTGGTGGCATACACACGGGCAAGTGTCGTGAATCTCTTGCGTGTATTCCTTGATGGCGCGTTCCCCCGTTCCGCAGTGCGTACAGAACGGGTCGGCACGTGTGAATGGCCAGAGTTCAGACTCCGTAGTCATTGCGCCATTGCGATGGTGAATGATTATCTTCCACCATTAGGCGATGCTCCGGAGCTGGGTATAGGCGAATGATATGGATACATACGTCGTCACCGTTCTCGTACATATCTTCTTCTTCGGCGGCCGACATTGGGGTGCCGTCGTGAATCTCACAGACTGGTGGGCCGCACCAATTCTGTTGTATTCCGAAGGCTACCCACTCGTCGAACGTTGGGTTAGAACGGTTCTTCATCTGACAATGCTGATGATGACGCGGGCATTGCCTTGCCGACTGTGCCGACACGTGCCATTGTCTGACCCGTCTGGTCTTTCACCCACGCATTCCAACGGCATGATGCACCCACTTCGTCTGCGATGAGCGAGGTAAACTTGCCTTGCGTACCGTCTTTTTTGGTGTACTCATCTGTTTCCATGCGGCCGGTGACGACTACGTTGTCGCCTTTTGTAAGCGTGTTCGCTACGTTTTCTGCGAGCTGACCAAAGACTTTGACTTCGAACCAAGTTGTTTTTTTCTTGTCGTCTTTGCCGGATGTTGTGGCTACGGAGAATTCAACTACAGCCATTTGACTGCCGGTGTATCGAAGGTCGGGTTCTTTACCGAGTTTTCCGTGGATGGTGATTACATTACTTGTCATTAGATACCCCTTCCGAGGGTTGTAGTGGTTTGGGTTGGTTCGCAGCCTTTAGACAACGGTGTTGTGGCGGGGTTGAGAGGGTGATATAGGTGGTCACAGATACTTTGCACTTTGGGCAGTGCCAGTGTTGTTTCAGTGAGATGCCCTTCATTGGGTTCATAGTATAGACAGATTCAAGGGTTGTCAACAGTATCTTTTCCACCGTTTAACTTTCGGGTGGGTTGAGCGACAGATGAATTGTTGTAGGTTCATGCAGTTTTGGGACTTGATTACAGCCCATCCGTACGGGCCAACTGGATGGACAAACTCACCATCGGGTTCGGTGTGGCCGAGCCAGGCGATGCGGTCTACGACCCGTGCTTGTTGTAGTGGGGTGTAGCGGTCGGCATTGGAGCTGTTACTGAACCGCATCCATGTGCCTTTCGCTATGCCGTAGCCGGATGTGTAATTACGGGTGCTGGTATGCCAACGTGAATCTGTCTCACATTGGGCCAACCTCTTGTACCATCGCCACGGCATGACGAGTTCATCTCCGTAGCTTTTGGCTTGGGTTGTTGTTGGTATTGCAAGTGTCGCCACTATCGCAATGATGGGTATGATTTTTCGCATGGTGCCTCCTTGTTGGTTGGCTGCGTTCCCGTTTCTCTACGCAAACGAAGTCTATCAGTCAGTCGTAAAGTTCTGACGTTTGTAGGTCTTGTACGTGATGGGGAAACAAGAGGAATCCTCTTGCGGGGTTGTCTGATTGTGGGGCGAAGTCTCTTTTTTCGAGGCGGTCATAGTTGTGGCGTAGATAATTCTTCAAGCGTTGTACAGATACGAGTACGTATGAGTCCGGAGCGAACCGATATGCCCACCATTGTGCGGTGGTCACGTTGATTCCAGAGTCCTTCCATACGCCTTGTGCGGGCTTCTGCTGTGTCTCCACTGCCATTCTGCCATTGCGGTACCTGTCTGCTTTTACTTCCACTGTGCCTGCGTTTAACGCATGAAAGAAATCAATAAGATTCTGCTCTCCTTCATGGCCATAGGCAAGGTCAGTTTTGAAATCGAACTTAGGGTTGTACCCTGTTATCTCCATACCATCATTCATCTTTGTTGGCTCTTTCAAGTTCAGCAGTAAGGCGTTCAATTTCGGTGCAAGCCATCAATGAAAAGTCGGGTAGATATTCAAGGTCGGTCCTGTCTGTTGCCATTTTGCGGATGATTGCTATTAACTCACGGTTATGCACGGGCCAGCTCCCTTGATAGGCGTTCAACTTCGGTTGATAGTTCCTGCACTTTAAGTTTCAGCGCGTCACGTTCCGCCTGTACTTTGGCAAAGTCATCTTCAGCAAACTGAATCTCTTTGTCTCGAAGCCATGCATACGCATCATCCTGGTGTATATACTCACTCATTAGTAGCCTCCGTGTTGTTCTGTGAATTCAAATGCTTTACATAGTCCAAAGCATCGCCACGACTAGCAAAAATAATTCCTGGTTTAACCAATATCCCAGTGTCACTGTTCATTTGAAGCACATGGTATTCATATTGGTCGACCAATAAATAAAACTCTTTCATGCTGCGTACTCCTCATCAAAACAACCACGGTAAAAGTCAGACCCGAACACTTCAGTTGGGTGGTAGCCAAGTTTGGTACACCAAAAGTCAGCAGTGTAAACGTTCACTCCGGTGTCACGCCAACGGTCAATCTGTCGATGGTCAAAGTCTCGAAGCCTGCCAGCTCGTTCAATAATGGCAATCAATGGTTCACCATCAAGAATAACTTTAGGTGGTTTCAATTTCGTATATTGTTTTTTCTTGGCTGCATTAGCGGCCTTACAGATGTCGCATCTGCATCCCATACGGCGATACATTGCTCTGCCGTGTTCAGCTGGTGGTGGTTTCTTCATTGTTCCCTCTTGTGGTTTGTAGGTACACGTCAATGGCGGTTCGTTCCCGTTCTGAGATGGGGCCGAGCCTGTCAAAGTCGCTGGCGTTATAGATGCGATTCATTAAACATTCGAATAGTTCTTTGCCGATACTTATTAGTTCGGATTGCGATGGTCCGAGACATTCAAAGCAGAAGCACGAATCGGGGTGTTGCACATCGCTCATTTCTTTTTCTTTCCTCTTTCGATTTGGATAACAATTCCTCCAAAGACTCCGAGACTCATACCGAATAGGCAGTAGGCAAGGTCGCGCCATTCTTGACCGAGATGAATAACTACTTCAGCCAACATGTCAGTACCCCGCTTGCTTCAATAGACGGACAGCATCAGCGAATCGCATCACTGCGTACTGTTCTTCTCCGGTGCCATGACCCTGGCGTTTCACAACCAACACACCGTAGTCGGCGTTGGCGTTGACCCGTTCTGTTTCTGTTTCTTGTAGCCATGCTGACAGTTCATGTCGTTTAGCTGCTTTACATTCAAACACTAACGGCCCGCATCCTGTCACGTCACCTTTGTCAAGGTTCCCGTGCAAGGCACGACGCTCTGCATAGGGAAACCCGACAGTGCGTAGATACCTAACGATGAGTGTCTCGAAGGATGTTCCTTTTTGTTTACCAGGTGACATTCTCATGTGCCTTTCTGATGAGGTCACGTAGTAGACCTGACCGTGATTGGTTGCATAGTTTTGCGAGCGCGTCTAGTTCTGCTGTTTGTTTTGCTGACAGTCGAACCCCAATGAATACCGTTCCGGCTTCATTGTTGGTTGTGTCAATGGTTCGTTTCGCTGACATCATTCCTCCGTTTCGGTTGGTGCTGGCTTGGCGGTTGCTTCTTTGAAAGCGATACGCAATGCGGCTAGGTCTGATTGTTTTGCTGAACCGAACTTGACTTTGGCTGTTTTGTATACACCGATGGGTGATAGTTCTGCTTTGCCACAGGCTGCATTGAACGCTTCGATTTGTTCCTGTGTGAGTGGTGCGTCAGCATCTACTGGTTCTGCTGCGGGCTGGCTTGGGGCTGCTCGTTGTCCGGTGTTGCGGGCTGGGGCAACGCTCGATGGTTTGCCACCAAGGTCTTCCCATTCTTGCTTTGTCCATAGTGACAGGCAGATACCGAAGCGCATTGCTGCGTTACGTAGGAAGTCACCGACAAGTTCTTTGTCTAGTTCTTGTTTGTCTGCACGTACTGAACCGACACCAAGGCGGGCTTGTCCGAGAACTGTCAGCTCGCCCCACATTGTTGCGATGCCGTTTTCTACGTGGATTGCTGGTCGGCCATTGTCCCATGCAATAGGAACCCAACGCCATGTCGGGTCAATCTCCAGAAGGATGCGGGTGATGTCTGCGTGACCTACGAAGTCAAGTTGGGTTCCACCTTTAGGTAGTTTGCCTACAATCTTCGGGTCTGGTACTGCATACTTTGTGAGTATGTCTGCCAGTGGGTTCACTGGTGGGTTGGTTGATGTTGTCATTTCTATTCTCCTTTAAGGCGCAGTGTTCTACTGCTTGTTGTTTTTGTGTACTGCTTTGATAGGTCGGGGTTTTCGATTTGGAAACGTTTGGCATCAAACCATTCCCGCTTCTGTCCCTTCCATGTAGCAACGACAGTGCCGTTGATTGTTGCTGTTTCTGCCGGACCGATAAGGTCGCACAGTTCTGCTTTCAGTCTGTCCTCTAATGCTTTGTATGAAGACAGTTCTGATTTGACATGCTTCAACTGGGCGATTAAATCGGCAGCTTCTTTTGGTATCTCAACTGGTTCTGCAAGTGATTGCATGTAGCGGGTTGAGATTGTTTCGTAGGTGTAGACAACACCTGCGGGGTCCATGCCTAGCTCGATGGCGTTCAGCCATTGTGCAGAAGCATTGATGTGGTCTTCCATTTCGGCGTATGTGATGTCTTGCTCAACCAATGTGAGGCGAAGCGTGTTGTCAAAGATGGCCCATGTCACACGGTCTGCATTGGAACAGATGGCTTGTTGGATGCCTTGGATTTTCCAGTAGTCAGGAAGTGTGCCGGAGAATTCACGGCTCGTTGTTTTTACTTCGAGGATGTGTTTGGTTTCTTCATTCCAACCATCAAGGGTGGAGATGAGATGGCAACCGTTGTCGTCGTCGTAGCAGAACAGTTCGTCAGGTGTCGAGAATTTAATTCCGAGCCTGTCGCCTGCCCATTGAATGATGGTGTCTTCTAAACGGTTGCCTGTTTCCATTGCAGCGTTCGGTTGGATTGGTGTTGGTGCTACACCGGATAACAGTTCAGCTGCGTATTGGTCTTGTTTGACGAATGGGTGCAGGCCGTAAATGGCTGCTGCTGCTGATGCTGATATTCGGCGGTTGCCTTGGTCATCTTGGTATCTCTGGTTGAGCCAAGCTTGTGAACCGTGTGGTTCTTTTGATATGCGGTAACGGTGGTTTCCCATGTCGTTGCCCCTTCCTCTGTGTTGTACTGTTACACAGAGTACAGGTGGGGTGCGTCAATGTCAACAGGAAAGAAGAATTATTTTTCTGACCATGCCGACAGGGATGTAGAACAAGTTTATTCCGTCGCCATCGTGAAAGCTTTGGAGCAGTGTCAGGTGGTTTTGTTTAGCACCTGGGTCTTCAGTGGGTACTAGGAAACCTGTTGATTGCACTAACACTTCGCCATCATCTTCAACGTCTTCGAGCGTTAACCAGCCAGCGTCACCCCCGCAAGCATCAGCCCAATACACGAGGGCCATTGGGTATGCAGGTGGGTCGTATTCAGTCGTCTGTGGATTCATCTAAGGGTTCTCCTTCAACGCGACATTCAACACAGTAACGACCTGTTTGTGATAGCCATGCTTCTCCGCATTGGGGGCAGACATACAGGTTTCGTGGGCTGGTCATAGCCTGATGTTACTAGGCGGCTGGTACCTGGCGGGGTTGTGCTAACAGGG